CTCATAAGCAGTTCCTCCATCTACTGCTATTTTAAAATAATAAGTTGTAGAAGCAGACAATCCTGTATTTGTATTAGGTGTTATACCTGATAATCCAATTTCTTGATAACCTGGATTATAAAACTTAAATGTTACAGAACCAGGAACAATCCCATCGGATATTGCATCTGCTGTTCTTCCATAACCAAAAAAATTCATACATTTAAATTTACCATCTTTGTTTGTTTGAGCCACAGAATATCTATCATAATTATTATAAGCATTGAAAAATGGTAATCTTAAATCATCTGTAATATCGTGAGCTGCAGCAGTAGAACCATGAGTACCTCTTATAACTATTAATCTGTTAGTTAAAATTGAGGTTACTTCCATGATTTCATCATCAATCCTGACTAAATCTCCTCTTTTAAAAAAATCTCCATCATCAACATCTATCGCAATTTCACTATCGTCAATAGCTTCATTTGCACCACTTGCATCTACTACGGTATACTCATTAGAATCAGGAGCACTATTAGATATAGAAGTAGCATTGGCAGCAGAAGCATCTTCATTATAACCTATTAACCTTCCATTTGGCAAATATATAAAATCCCCTGCAGGCAAAATGATTGTTGCATATCTTGAAACTGTAGCACCACCACCTGTATCTACTGAATTAGCATCATCAGT